GGTGGAGGTACATCAATATTTGAAGAACTTACAAATACTAGTGGTTCACCTGATTATGAAACAAAATTTTCAAAATTAGAAATAGATAAACACGTTAATTATAAAGGAAACAGATTAATTGTTTTTGATGCATATCTTCCACACCAAGCCCAACCTGTGTCACGGCAATGTTATGAACTAAGAACATGTGTAGTTTTTAAATGTAATATTTCTGGTGGCAGTCGGGAAAGATTAGATTTTTATAAAGTTTGAGTTGGAGAGTGAAAATTGACAAATAATAAAATAGTCCAGTTTGAAACTATACCACAAATAAAATTGGGTTTTGCTTCAATATCTTTAGATGAGGTGGATATTATTAATAAGTATATTGATGATAATATTCATAGATTGCCAGATTTATCTCCTCAACTAGTAGGACAAATAAAACAAGACAAAAGATCATCACAACCAGAATTTAATTTAAATGATGAAGTTCCTAGACAATTAGGTAATTTCTTTATTCAATGTGCAAAAGAATATGCTGCTGAACATCCATTGTCGGATCGTATGAAACAAATTATTGGGCCTAAAGAAGATTATAATATTAAAAGCATGTGGTCGGTACATAGTTATGCTGGAGATTATAATCCTTTACATGAACATGGAACTATGAGTGGAAGAGGAATATCTATTATTGTATTTTTAAAACTTCCTCCACAAATAACTCTATTAGCAGATGGAATGGAAGGTGAAATAGCTGTACAACATGGAAATTCTGGTAGTACAGATGGTTTAACTCAATTTGTTTGGGGTGGAGACAGTATGTATGATATGGCTAGATTTAAGCATCCCTCCTTTGCACATGTGCATCCAGAAGTAGGAAAGGCTGTTATATTTCCGATTTGGCTGTTTCATCAAGTATCTCCATTTTTTGGAGAAGGGGAAAGACGAACGATGTCTTGTAATATTGATATAATTAACCATGTATGAATTAAAAGTTAAAAATGGAACGTATAAAGAAAACAGTTTAACATCTTTATTGTGGACTGTATTTTGTCACAGATTTCATCATTGGAAAAGGGGTGAGGGGTTTAAAGACTAATGTATGAATTAAAAGATTATCTTAATGCGATAAATTACACAAAAGAAAATCTGTTAGATACAGAAGATGAGCAATGGGAGAAGAAATATTATCCATTTATTGTAAATAGATGTGTAGCTCCATTTCCTGATGCCATCATGTTGGTGAATGAGATTAACCAATTGCATTATCTAGATAAGAAACTCCAATTTGATTTTTTGATAAATAGTCTAAGACCAAGGAAAAGATATACACCTTGGCTGAAGGCGAAGAAATTAAAAAATCTAGAGTATGTTAAAGAGTATTATGGATATAATAATGAAAAGGCAAAAGTCGCTCTTGATATACTAAATGATGAACAAATTTCTGCCATAAAAAGAAAATTAAATAAGGGTGGAAGAAATGCAGGAAATTAGTTGGACACAAGAGCATATGTTAGAAGTTGGGTTGAAAGAACCTGATGATTTTTTAAAGGTACGCGAAACTCTATCTCGTATCGGTGTTGCTTCTAGAAAAGAAAGAAAACTATATCAATCTTGCCATATTTTACATAAGCAGGGACGTTATTATATTGTGCATTTTAAAGAATTATTTGCACTTGATGGCAAGAATACAAATTTGTCGGAGAATGATATTGCAAGAAGAAATACGATTGCAAATTTATTAAAAGATTGGGGTCTTGTTAATATGATTGGAGATGCAACAATTGTAGCTCCATTAAGTCAAATAAAAGTATTATCCTTTCGTGAAAAGAATGAGTGGACATTAGAAACCAAATATAATATAGGTAAGAAAAAAGAAGTCTAATGGAAAATTTCAAATCTTTTATAACAGAAGAAAAGAAACCTTACAATGTTCTAATTGTATCGCATGACGATCCAAAAGACCCTAATGTGACGGGTAAAAGAATCGAAGAAGAATGTAAAAAGATGGACATGGTTTCTTATATGTTAGAATTGGATGGTGGATATATTACTACAAACGATTCTTCTGTAAAAGTAGCTCATAACAAAGATGATAAAAAAGGATTTGAAATAAATCCAGAAGATACTCTCGTTTTTGTTAGAGGATCAATAACAAACAGATTTCCTTGGATGGATATGATTACACAGTTAGAACGTGCTGAATTTTGTTGTGTTAATTCCAGACATTGTATTGAAGTTTGTCATGACAAATATAGAACTATGTTATTTCTAGCAGAATTAGGATTGAGACAACCAAAATCAATTTTAATTCCTGATGAGGATGCATCAATTTCAGCGTTTAAAGAATTAGGTTCTGATTATCCTATTATTCTAAAAACAGTTACAGGTACACATGGCGTGGGTGTAATGTATATTGAAAGTGAAAAATCATTATCTGCTATTACTCAAATTCTTTATAAATTAGATGAAGATATAGGCTTGATGTTACAAGAGTATATACCTACAAAATATGACGTTAGAGCAATAGTTCTTAATAAGGAAATTCTTGCAACTATGCAAAGACCAGTTGTACCAGGCGATTTTAGAAGTAATGTTTCTCAAGGTTCAAAACCGACAACAATAAAATTAACAAAACTGGAAGAAGAAAATTGTATTCAAGCTGCTAATATGGTTGATGGTTTATGGGTAGGTGTAGATTTTATTCCTGCTAAAAATAGAGAAAAAGATCAACCTTTCATTATAGAAATAAATGGTTCGCCAGGCAGTGCTGGAATTGAGGAAGTATCAAAATCAAATATGATTGAATATATTTTGGAATATTACAAAGATAGAACAAAATGGTTAAAACCAAAACTATTTAAATCAATTTACTCTTGACATTTTATTATAAAGGTGATATAGTTACTATATGAATTTCTACACAAATGTAATTCAATGGGGAAATAATATCCTTGTTCGTGAAATTAAAAATGGTAAGCGTACTAATTCTAAAATAAGATATTCTCCCACTCTTTATGCTTTTGTAAAAGAGAAAACTCCCTATAAAACACTTGACGGCGAATACGTTACAGATATATCTTTTGATACAATTAAAGAAGCTAAAGAGTGGATAGAAAACACTAAAAGTCAACCAGAACTTGTGTATGGCAATACACAATATCCCTACACTTATATTTCTGACACTTATAAAGGTAGAGTTAATTGGGACTTAGAAAAACTTCTCATAGTCACAATTGATATTGAGGTTCAGTGTGAAAATGGTTTTCCCTCTCCCAGTAAGGCTGAAGAAGAACTATTATCCATTACAATCAAAAATCATCAAAGTAAACGTATTGCCGTTTGGGGTATTGGTGATTTTAAAACAGAACGTGAAGATGTATCTTATATAAAATGTGAAAGTGAAGTACATTTACTAAAAGAATTTCTTGTGTTTTGGGAAAAATATTGGCCCGATATTGTTACAGGGTGGAATACAGAGTTCTTTGATATTCCTTATATTTGTAATAGAATCAAAAAACTTTTTGGTGAAAAAGAATTAAAACGTCTGTCTCCTTGGGGCGGCGTCAGAGATCGTGAAGTTTATCAGATGGGCCGAACTCATCAAGTGTATGATATACAAGGTATTGCTGCACTGGATTATTTTGATTTGTACCGAAAATTTACTTATTCTGCTCAGGAATCATATCGTCTAGACCATATTGCATTTATTGAATTGGGAGAACGTAAAGAAGGTAATCCTTATGAGACTTTTCGTGAGTGGTATACGAAAGATTATCAATCATTTATTGAATACAATATAAATGATGTTGAGCTGGTTGATAAACTAGAAGACAAAATGAAACTAATTGAATTATGTTTAACTATGGCTTATGATGCTAAAGTTAATTATACAGATGTGCTCGGTTCGGTTCGTTATTGGGATATTCTCATATATAATTATTTGAGGGAAAAGAATATCGTTATTCCTCAGAAATCAAAATCAGAAAAGGTTGAGAAATTTGAAGGTGCATATGTAAAAGACCCTCTTGTTGGTATGCATAAATGGGTTATGTCGTTTGATTTAAATTCTCTATATCCTCATTTAATTATGCAATATAATATTTCACCAGAGACATTGGTTTCTTCTAGTGAAAAGAAAGATGGTTTAGTTAATAAAATACTTAATGGTGAACTAAAGAATGACACTGATTATTGTATGACTCCGAATGGCGCATTTTTTAGAAAAGATAAAAGAGGATTTCTGCCAGAAATTATGGAGATTATGTATAATGATCGTACAAAATATAAAAAACTTATGCTGGATGCTAAGCAAAAATATGAAGATACTAAAGACCCTAAACTTCTCAAAGACATTTCAAAATATAACAACATTCAAATGGCAAAAAAAATCTCTCTTAATTCTGCTTATGGTGCGATTGGGAATAATTGGTTTAGGTATTTTGATCTTATGGTTGCTACAGCTATTACGCTTTCTGGGCAACTATCTATACGATGGATTGAAAAAGCTCTTAACATTTATCTCAACAAACTCTTGGACACAAAAAATGAAGATTATGTTATCGCATCTGATACTGATTCCGTTTACATTACTTTTGACAAGTTGGTTAATAACGTGTTTAAAGAGGGAACAGAACCTAGCAGAATTGTCGATTTCTTGGACAAGATTGCAACTTCGAAGTTGGAACCTTTTATTGATAAAAGTTTTACAGCTCTTGCTAAGACTGTAAACGCATACGATCAAAAAATGATTATGAAACGTGAGGTGATTGCGGATAAAGGAATCTGGACTGCAAAGAAAAGATATATTTTGAACGCATGGGATGTTGAAGGTGTACGATACAAGAAACCTCAACTCAAAATCATGGGCATTGAAGCAGTCAAGTCATCCACGCCCGCTGTATGCAGACAAAAGATTAAGGACGCATTGAATATTATTATGACGGGTGATGAGAAAGAATTAAATAATTTCATTCAAGAGTTCAGAGAAACTTTTATGAAACTACCACCAGAAGATGTTGCATATCCTCGTTCGGTAAATGGACTTAAAAAGTTTTCATCTTCCAATGGCATGTTTGCAAAAGGAGCTCCTATTCATTGTAAGGGCGCGATATTGTATAATTATTTGTTAAAGAAAAATAAATTGTCTCATAAATATCCTGCAATTCTAGAGGGTGATAAAATTAAGTTTCTTCATTTGAAACAACCAAATGTTTATACATCAAGTGCATTTTCTTTTATAACTTTTATGCCAAAAGAACTTGACATTATGGACAAAATAGACTATGATATACAGTTCACCAAGAGTTTTGTTGAGCCGTTGAAATTTATTACTGAGAAGATACGTTGGAAAATTGATGACAGTTATGGAACTCAGGGAACGCTAGAGGACTTTTTTGGTTAATATTGCGGGCATCGTATAATGGTATTACCTCAGATTTCCAATCTGATGATGGGGGTTCGATTCCCTCTGCCCGCTCCAACTTGGATGTAGTATGATATTAAA